GAGCATCTAACATTCAGATGAACGCTGGTGACGCTAAGAGTGGTTTAGCAATGCCAGTTAAGAAAACTGAAAGCGAATTAAGTTTATACCGTCAGGCTAGAGCACAAGGTATACAACCTAAAAGTACAAAAACCAAAGATATTCAACGTGCAATTGAGATATCAAATTTAACTGGTAAAGCATACCACGCAGGAAAGAAATAAAGAGGAAGTAATGGCTACAGCAAAGGACCCACGTTTATCACGTACTGGTGTTTCTGGCTACAACAAACCAAAGCGTACACCAAGTCACCCAACTAAGTCACATGTGGTTGTCGCTAAAGAAGGTAGCAAAGTTAAAACAATTAGATTCGGACAGCAAGGTGTTACTGGAGACAGACAACCTACTGCACGTCAAGCATCCTTTAAAGCAAGGCACGCAAAGAATATTTCAAAAGGTAAGATGTCAGCAGCCTACTGGGCAGATAAGGTTAAATGGTAATGGCTACTTTTAGCACGATGACTGACGAGGTTACACGTAAACTCGCTGGTTTCACACTACGTCAAGATAGACAAACACACCTTGTTGCTGACGTTAGCACAAGCGACAACCTAATTAGAATTGCTTCAGCAACTAACCTATCTAATGGTATCATACAGGTTAACGATGAACTTATGTATGTTGATTCATACGACAGAGTTGCAGGTACATTAACCATTCCACCCTATGGTCGTGGTTACAATGGTACTAAAGTTTCAACTCATCAGGCTGGTTCTAAAGTAACTATATCTCCAACCTTCCCAAGTGTTGATATTAAACAATCAATCAATGAAACTATTGGTGCTGTATTCCCTAGACTATACGTAACTAACGTACATACATTTAAGTATGTCCCATCTAGAAACACTTATCCATTACCTGGTAATGCAGAGAAGGTTCTAGGTGTATCTTACGAAACAGTAGGTCCAACAAGACAATGGATGCCAGTACGTGCATGGCGCATGGACACTATGGCTAACACTGATGCCCTTAATTCTCGTAACAGTATAACTTTAACAGGCGTACAAAGTGGACGTACTGTTCAAGTATTCTACACCTCATCTCCACTACCAATGAACAATCCTACTGATGACTTCTCTGTTGTAACTGGATTACCTGAATCTTCTAAAGATGTGATTGTTCTTGGTGCTGCAGTTAAAATGGTTTCATTCGTAGACCCAGGTCGTCTAACCTTTGGTTCTGCTGAGGCAGACCAACAGTCCCAGATTGCTGGTCGTGCATATGGTGCAGGTACTAATGCTTCTAAGTACTTACTTGCTTTATATGAAAAGCGTCTTGCTGAAGAAGAATACAAACTTAACAACCGTAACCAAATCCGTACACACTACACAAACTAAGGTAAATAATGCGTAACTATTCATCTATTGCTTCAGAGAAAACTTTAGCAGACCCGTTAACGTCATTTGGTTCAACTGTACAGTTGTCGGATGTCAATGGTTTTCCTGCAGTTCCATTTACTTTAGTACTAGAACCTGACACTACTAGAGAAGAGATTGTAACCGTTACCGCAATTGATGGTACACAAGTTACAATTAGTCGTGGCGAAGAAGGTACCATAGCAGTAGCACATGACGAGGGAACAACTGTTCGTCACATGATTACTGGTCGTGACCTTCAGGATGCACAGAACCATATTGAGTCTACTGAAAATGTACATGGTATTGGTGATACATCTTTCTTGGCTACGTTAAACGCTACACAAACATTAATCAACAAAACATTAAACAGCCCACGCATAAATGAAGCAACAATATTAAGTGCCACTTCAACTGAACTTAATAAACTTGCTGGTTCTACGTTTACTGCTGCTGAATTAAACTATGTTACTGGTGTTACTGCAGCAATTCAAACTCAAATTAACAACGTAATCGCATCACTATCTTCTGCTGTACCTACAGGTACATTGAGTATGTTTGCTGGTTCAAGTGCACCTACAGGTTACTTAATCTGTGATGGTTCTGAAGTTAGTCGTACAACTTACTCAGCCCTATGGGATGTGTTAAGGGCTGGTACTTCCTCATCACCATACGGAGATGGAAACGGAACAACCACATTTAGACTACCCGACCTACGTGGTCGTGCACCTATCGGTGTTGGTACTGGTACTGGATTAACTGCACGTAATCGTGGTGCAACAACTGGTACTGAAACTCATACACTTACTACAGCACAAATGCCAGTTCACAATCACTCAAGTTTAATCTTTGGTAGTGGTTCAGGTACAAGCGGTCTTGGTGGCACAACTATCGCCAATACACAGACCTTTACAGGTAATGCTGGTGGCGGAGAAGCACACCCTAACATGCAACCATCGTTGGCTGTTAACTTTATCATCAAGCACTAGGAGTCTAAGTGACCGTAAACAGCGACATCACAGAAGATGCTCCCGTAGATTTAACATTAACTATTGAACCAACAACCTTTACTATTACTGATACTGGTTATGATTTAACTATTGACAGTGTTCCATTCATTATGAATGTTAATAATCAAAACCCTTATCGCCGTGAAACGGCACAGTACCGTAAAGACCAGTTTGATAACTCAGCAGAACCAGGTGAACAATCATTAACTGGTTGGTGGCTACGCTCTCAAACATCTTGGCATAATGGTGCTGGCATAAACTACTATGAACCAGGTACCGATGTATCTCACATAACACATAAGTTTGCAGATAGCCGTGGAGTGGACGTTTGGAAACTCGGTGAGGTTTCATTATTAGATGATGTGTTTCATTCATACACTGGTGCTAACGGTATAGTTGCAGTTGCTGGTAATGATGGAACTAATGACGTACTGGTATCTGGTGATAATGCTGGAGTACTAAAGAAGATTACTTTAAACGGGGACTCTGCTGCAACTACAAGTGACTTTACATTATTTGCAACAGGTGTAACACATAACTCAACCTATGGATTCAAGTCTGTAACTACTGATGGTTCAGTTTACTACGCAGTATGTTCCACATCAATACATAAAGGTAGTTCTACAGTTTCCGACACTGTTATATATCACCTTGGTTCCTCACCTATTACCACTAAAGCCACCATAAGGTATGTAAAGAATTACTTAATGCTTGGTTTAGGTCGTACACTGTATCAGTTAAACCCAATTAAATCCGCACTATCTCAACACACATCTAACTCTGATTTACCTAGCACTAATATATTAACTCACATTAGTAATGGTTGGCAGTGGGTTGATATTGTAGGTGGCAATAGATTTATTTACGCTGCAGGTTATAACAATAGTAAGTCTGAAATATGGGCTGTACCTTTTGATGAAGACTCAGTTAATCTTGACCTAGCATCATCATTCGTAGTCACTGAACTACCATTTGGTGAGCGTGTAAATGCAATGTACTTCTACCTTGGTTACCTAGCAGTGGGAACTAATAAGGGTATACGTATTGCAAGAGTACAATCAGATGGTTCTATAGTACTTGGACCAATTTTAGTTGAAAGTAAATACGACATAACTGGCTTTGTTGCTAATGACAAATACATTTGGGCAGCAACAGCAGTTGAGGGTGAAGACGGTAATGACAATGCCTGTCTAATTCGTATTGATTTATCTTCTGAATTTGAAGATGGAACATTTGCGTACGCATACGACTTGCAATATGAATCAGATAAAGACTCTTACTGTACTGATGTACATTATGCAGATGACCGTTTACACATGATTGTTAATGAACCAGAAGAAGAACCTGCTGGTGAAATTCAAACTCAGAAACTATCACAGAAGCGTGCATCTGGATGGTTACAAACAGGTAAGATTAGGTACGGAACTATTGAACCTAAGTACTTTAGATATATCAACGCAACTGTTGATACGGGTACTGGTGATACCGTACACATTGATATCATAGACCAGAATGGAAACACTCTAAGTCTTACAGACTTAACAGTTGGTCTTAGCAATCAAGATATCTTACTTGAAAATTTGTACACTAAACAAGAACACATTGCGTTTAAATTTACTCTTAACAATGTTGAGAGTGATACTCAATACCCCTATCTATACGCCTATCAAGTTAAGTCAACCCCTGCTACTCGTAGGCAAAGGCTGTACCAGTATCCATTATCTTGTTACGACATAGAGATGGATAGGTTCGGTTCTGTATTTGGATATAAGGGTCGTGCCATTGAGGTAATCCAGCGACTAGAAGCAATTGAACAAACTGGTCGCTTTGTCACAGTAACTGACTATCGCACTAATGAAATATATCAAGGCGTAATTGAAGAAGTACGCTTTACCAACGAATCTTCCCCCGATAAAAATGAAAACGGTTTCGGTGGGATGTTACTAGTAACAGTAAGGAAGATGTGAGTGAGTATAAAGAAACTAAAAGATATATCTGGAAGAATGATTGCAGTAGCAATAGCCTCCGTAACGGGAACTATTGGTGTCGGTTCTATTCTTGGTGTAGAAACCTGGAAGTCCGCAAGTATTGCAGCACTAATGGGTATAGCGGTAGTTGCTGAATCCTTAGCCCGTCATTATCTAGAAGACGGAGACTTGAGCCACGAAGAAATCAATAACTCATTCTCTAAAGCAAATGAAAAGAAGGCTAAGTAAATGGC